TCTTGTCGATACGACAAGGCGTCTTGGCGATGTTGCTGGGGCGACCGGTGCTGAGCTTGACGGCATCGCAACAGCTTTTGGTCAAATTCGCGCAAAGGGCAAATTCCAGCAAGAGGAAAACTTGCAGCTGCTTGAGCGTGGCGTTGATCTAACGACTGAGCTGAAGGAGATGTATGGCCTCTCAGGTGATGAGTTGGCTAAGGCGATGACAAAGGGCCAAATTAGTTTTGACGCAGCAAACCAGGCACTTATCCGCTTGACGAGCCAAGGCGGGACATACTTTGGCGGTGCCATTGCTCAAGCCGACACGCTTAATGGCAAGCTCTCAACGCTTCAAGATGCGTTCATCACGTTGGGTCAAAACATCGGCAAAGTTCTTGAACCAATATTCAAGTCAATCATTGATTTTCTTACGGTTCTGACGAATCAGATAAATAACTTATTTAGAGAGGCAGAGATTGCGAATAAGGTCAGAGGAGAATTTGGCTTAGACACAACTGCGGGTCGGCAAAAGCTCAAGAGAATGAGCGTTGCAGAGCGCCGTCAGTTTTTCAAAGATATTGCAGCAAGAGAAGAGGAACTTAGGCAAACAGACTTTGGCATGGACAGGCTGCGGCCAGATGCAAAAACGCCACCGCTCCTAAAGCAGCTGACTGGGGGCAAAGTGACTAAGGAAGCGGTGCAGGCGTCTGATGATATGCGGAAGATCCTTGAAAAGATCAACGTTGCAAGAGTTGCAGGCAATGAATTCCAGCTTGCAGGACTTGAGTTTGACCGCGAGATGTTGCGGATCCAAGAGGAGGGCTTGACTGGCAACAATCTTGCAATCGCTCAAAGCAGCGCCTTGGCGGACTTTGACTTAAAGCGTCAACAGCTCTTGTCTGGCACTACTGAAAAGCAGAAAGAACTCAACAAAGAGACTGACAAGTACAAGATCACGCTTGATCAGGTCAAAGACACGCTGGCGAATCAACTGACAAGCGCGATTGAGGGTCTGATTGACGGCACCAAAACCCTTGGCGAATCCTTGTCTGGCTTGTTGCGGACGTTTGCCAGCATGTTCTTGCGGTCAGGAATTGGCTCTCTTGTCAGCAAAATTTTCCCCAGCGCCAAGGGCAATGTGTTTGCCCAGAACGGCATCGTGCCTTACGCCAAAGGCGGTTACATCGGCCGGCCGACAATGGCACTTATGGGTGAGGCTGGCCCTGAAGCCGTGCTTCCCTTGCGCCGTGGCCGTGGCGGTCGCCTTGGCGTTGAGACTTCAGGCGGTGGCGTAGGTAATGTGGTTGTCAACGTCGATGCCAAAGGCACATCTGCTCAAGGTGATGGGCCTTCAGCTAATCAGCTTGGCAAGGCCATTGGCGCTGCTGTGCAAGCTGAGTTAATCAAGCAACAACGACCTGGGGGCCTTCTGTCACGCTAATGGCTACTTTCCCAGACATCAGCCCTGACTATGGGGCACAAAAAACAAGCAAGCCAAATGTGCGAACTGTGCGCTTTGGTGATGGTTATGAGCAGCGTTTAACTTTTGGATTGAATCAAAATCCAAAGGTTTGGAACTTGAGTTTTGTCAATTTGACAGAGACTGACTCAGACACCATTGAAACCTTTTTGGATGCACGCGCTAGTGACAACGCATCCTTTGACTGGCAGCCGCCTAACGAAAGCACGACCTACAAGTGGGTCTGTGAGGAATGGTCTAAGTCGATCCCGTTTGCTAACCGGGCTACGATACAGGCAACATTCCGCGAAGTGTTTGAACCGTAATGGCTATCACCACTAGAGCGACAAAGGGTAGCCCGCTCACCCACACCGAGGTTGACACCAACTTCACGGATCTTCGCGACAACAAGGCTGGTTATGTGACCGGCGATGGTGGTGCGATTACGCAGTCAACGTCTAAAAGCACAGGCGTCACGCTCAGCAAAAAGTGCGGGACGATTGAAATGCACAATGCTGCTTTGGCGGCTGACACAACCGTGTCTTTCACGCTGACGAACACAACGGTTGCAGCGACTGACATCATTGTCTTGAACCACGTCAGCGGTGGTACGGCTGGGTCCTATCTGCTCAATGCACAGGCTGCTGCAGGTTCAGCCAGCATCAACGTCCGCAACATCACCAGTGGCTCTTTGTCTGAAGCCATCGTCATCGGTTTTGCCGTAGTTAAAGCTGTTATCGCTTAAGCATGGCCTACGTCGTCACCGGCTACTGGAACGCTGGGTACGACGACCAGCAGTCCAGCGCCGACATCACCAGTCAGCTCCAAGGCATCGCGCCAACGGAGGTTATTGAGCTGTTTCAGCTTGAGCTGAATGCTGATCAGCATGGCGTCAATCAGACGTATTACTTTGACGGCGGTCGCCAAAACGACGGTCAGGGCGTGACGTTTGGCGGGCAGCTTTACACCTCCATTCCGATGGAGGCTGACGGCTTTTCCTACAACGGGCAGGGCAGCTTGCCGCGTCCAACGCTTCGCATCAGCAACCTATTCAGCACAATTACGGCGTTGATTGCAACGCTGCCAAACGGCTTGGAAGGCGCAAAGGTCACGCGCATCCGCACTTTGGCGCGGTACATCGATGATGTGAACTTCAGGGGTGAGCCGTTCCTGCTGATTACAGAAGGCGGCAACCTGCTCACCACTGAGTCTGGTGATTTCTTTGAAGGCATTGGATCTGAAGGCAACCCGCATGGAACGCCGGACAGCACAGCAATTTTCCCGAAAGAGATTTATTACGTCGATCGCAAGTCAGCTGAGAACCGCAACCTGATTGAGTTTGAGCTGGCGTCTGCGTTTGATCTTGCTGGTGTGCGGGCACCAAAGCGTCAGTGCATCAGCCGCTGTCAGTGGGTCTACAAGTCAGCTGAGTGTGGTTACGATCCGACTGTTGGCCCCGGCAAAACAGTTGATGGGGTCAATTACAGATTTTTCACGGCCAACGACGCTTACGAAGACGAGATTGGGAATGCAATTACCGAGGCTGATGACGTGTGTGGCAAACGTCAAAGCAGTTGTGAGTGCAGATTTGGTGAAAACAAAGAGCTACCGTTTGGTGGCTACCCCGGCATTGGAACGTTCTTCGCATGACCTGGCGCGACACAGCACTGCAAGACGCTAAAGATCGCGATCCATGGGAAGCGGTTGGTTTGGTTGTTGTGGTCAAAGGGCGTAGGAAGTATTGGGCGTGCCGGAACATGGCGCACAACATGCGGGACATGTTTGTTCTCAACCCTGAGGACTATGCAGCTGCAGACGATGCAGGTGAGATTGTCGGCATTGTCCACAGCCACCCGAAGACTGCACCAGTCGCAAGCGAAGCTGACAAAGTGTCAGCAGAAAAGCACGGCCTGCCTTGGTACATCGTCAACCCAAGAACTGAAACGTGGGGCGAGTACACACCCTGCGGATACAAAGCACCGTTAATTGGTCGTCAGTGGACTTGGGCAGTCAACGATTGTTGGACACTGGCGCGTGATTGGTACGCAGAGCAAGGCATCAACCTGCGTGACTGGGACAGGCCAGCAACGCCAGAACAGTTCTTAGCGGCTCCAATGTTTGATGGAGCGTGGGCTGCAACAGGCTTTCGGGAGCTTGCAGAAGATGAGTCTTTGGAACGCGGTGATCTGTTGTTGATGCAGATCAACGGCAATGGCCTGAATCATTGTGCGGTCTATATCGGTGATGGCATGGTGCTGCATCACCTTTCGGAGAGGTTGTCCTCTAGAGATCTCTATGGGGGCTGGCTACAATCCTGTACAGGGAGGCGGCTGCGTCATGTTGCGTAAGGTCAGGCTTTACGGGCAGCTTGCTGAGTTTGTTGGCCGCAAGGTGATTGAGGCTGATTTGTCATCTGCTGCTGAAGCAGTGCGGATGCTGATCGCTAATTTTCCTGAGCTTGATCGCCACATGGCGGATCAAAATTACAGGGTGCTTGTCGGTGATGGGGCATTGACGCTTGATGATCTGCACAATCCTGTCGGCCAAGAAGAAATCAAGATCGTGCCAGTGATTGTTGGAGCTGGCGGGAATGGCGGTCGGATTCTTTTAGGTGCAGCGTTGATCGGATTGTCTTTTGTAAGTTTTGGCGCAGGCGCATTTGCTGGTGGTTCAGGCGCTGGCTTGACGGGGACAACTGCTTCAGGAGCCTCAGCAGGGCTTTATGCAGCTGGTGCTTATGGCTCTGCTGCCCTTGGTTCTATTGGTGCATATCTTGTTTTAGGCGGTATATCGAACATTATTTCTCCCGTCCCAAGTCTTCCTCAAGGTCCAGACACTCAGCAAGATCCCCGCAAGTCATTCTCTTTTTCGGGCATCCAAAACACCTCGCGGGGTGGAACGCCAGTTCCAATCGTCTACGGCAAAACCTTGACCGGCAGTGTTGTCATTTCTGCTGGCATTGACACTGAGCAGGTGCAGGCATGACCACGATTATTGGTTCAGGTGGTGGCGGCAAAGGCGGTGGCGGCAGTAGCCGTTCACCTAAAACAACACCTGACAGCCTTGATTCGCGTCAATATGCGACTGTTCTTGACCTCATTTCTGAAGGCGAGATTGAAGGCTTAGTTGACGGCAACAAGTCAATTTTCCTGAATGGTACTGCGCTTGAAAACGCGCAAGGTGACTTTAATTTTGAGGACGTTACTGTCTACACCCGCAACGGCACACAACTGCAGCCGCACATTCCGATTACGTCTGGAACGGAGAACGAGCGCAGCGTTAATCGTCCTGTTACGCAATCTGTTTCTGTTACTGAAACAATCACTGACGACGATGTTGATGCAGTTCGTGTGACCGTATCAATCCCATCGCTGCAAAGGATCAATAACGAAAACGGTGACACGCTTGGATCCAGCGTTCAGCTCAAGATCTTTGCCCAGTATTCAGGCGGCGGTTTTGGTGATGCGTTAATTGACGACACCATTTCAGGCCGCACTGCTGATCTGTATCAGAAGGATTATCTGATCACGCTGAATCGCCCCAACGCGACCGACAACGTAGACATCAAGGTTGAGCGAGTTACTGAGGACAGCAATGACGCTCTGCTGACCAATGCGTTCAGCTGGTCAAGCATGACCGAGATTAAGTACGCAAAGCTGCGTTATCCAAACAGCGCGTTGGTTGCATTGCGTGTTGATGCTGAGCAGTTCAGCAGCATTCCAACTCGTAAATATCTGGTCAAGGGTGTCAAGGTTGCTATTCC